ATAACAGGGCTATGATTACCTGGGAGGATAACGCACACGGCCTTGCCTTAACCGTGTTATTAAAGAACCGTAGACCCATCCACTTCCGCAAGGATATAGTAAAGAATATGCCTACTACCACACCAGGTTGGCGTACCACGCCTAGTAACAAACCATTCATGTTACAGAAGGTGTCTGGCGCCTTACCCAACCTGATATGTCATGACCTTGAGTTAGTGCGACAACTGAGGAATTTTAGGCGTCTAGCCAATGGTGTCGAAATAGTAGGTGCTGATGACATCCACGATTCCCTAGCCATAGCACTCTGTTGTTTTGACCCTAAACCTATGAAGCGAGGATTAATAGGCACCTCAGGATGGAAATGGAGGTAACAAATGAATACTGCTAAGGATATTATAGCCAAATCAGGTAAACTGAGAAGTAACTGGTCCACCCGTGACCGTAAAATTAAGGAGTGGTACAACATCCTTACACTAAAGGACGAACTCAAGCAGGAAGGTATGGAGTCAGTTACCTCCAACGACCCTAGGACTGGTTACAACCTTGCCAAGCACTTAATGACCTCCAGTATCATAGCCCATAAGATTTCCGCAGAGGAGCTTACCTCCGAACAAATAGCTCCTACTAGCTACCTGGAGAGTTACATGACCAAGCGTTGGGCTGATGAGGAGAAGCGTTACCGTGGTATGGGCCGTAAAAGCCAGTTAGGCGAAATAGTAGCCTTGATGCTGGCTACTGGCTGGTACTCCATATTCAGTATGGTAGATGAGAGACGGGCTTGGAATGAAATCTGGAATCCAATAGAGGTCTATCCTGAATTTGGTTACGAAGGATTGGTAGAAGGTGTCCATATCTATAGCATGGTACCGGCAGTAGCCAACCTCAAGGCCAGGAGAATGGGTTGGCCGATTAAGCGGCCGTTTAGCCATAACGTAGCCCTATATGACTATTGGGGTTTTGATAACATGGGTGATACGGTTAACGGTATAGTCTTAGGAACGGAGTTGGTCAAACCATTAGAGATAGACATACCACTTACCAAGCTGCACCGCTTGCCACTATTAATTTCTCCAGTGGGTGGCTTACCAGACATGGGGGCCATTACCAACAGCAAGGCTTACCAGGAACATTTTGGTGAGGCCCTAGTAGCCACCAACGAGGACCTAGCCAAAAACTACAACCGTATGTTAACCTTCCAGCAACAGTTAATGCGGGATACTGCCAACCCTCGCTGGTTCGAGCAATCCCAAGGAGAGACTCCAATCCTGCGTGAAGAGGATTTATTCAAGCGTGGTGCCATATTCCGAGGAGCACCAGGTGAGAATGTTGGACCTTTACCAGTACCTCCAATACCAGTAGAACTTCGCACCATGATGTTCGATTACCAGAACATGCTCCAACGTGGCCTCTTCCCTTGGGCCATATTCGGTAACATCCAGCAGCAAATGAGTTACCTAGCCATGGCCAATATAGCCTCAGCCGCCCTACAAGTTCTAACTCCCTACATGGAAGCCATGGTAGGTCTCCTAGGCGATATAGATAATTATTGGTTCCAAATGATTAAGGAGAATGGATTCAGACCATCAGGATTTGAGATGCCTAAGGATTTACCTAAAGAATTTGAATTTGAGGTGCAGGCCAATATCGAGATACCTGGCTACCTCATCCAACGGGCCACAGTAGCCAGAATGTTGGACCCATCCTTTAGGCTCAGTACCACTACAGTAATGGACAGGCTATTCCCTGAGGTTAGAGACAGTATCCGTGAAATGGCCAGAGCCAGAAAGGACGATGCCATGATGCATCCTAAGGCTATCATAGCAGACCAAGTATTGGCTTATAGAGAGCAGGCTAGGCTGTTTAGGAAGGCTGACCAGGAGGATGCAGCTATCCTGTACGATAAACTTGCCAAGGCATTGGAGGCTGAAATATCCTTACCACAACAGCCTACTGGTGGGACTACTGCACCAACATCACCTCCGAGGGAAGTGTTACCAGGTGAGTTTAGTGAGCCTATTGAGGGTCTAGGGAGGGTGTAATGGATAATAGATTAAAACCGTCTGGGCTTATACCAGAGGAATATGAATGGCTTTATGGCCAACCGAAGCGGGAAACGTCCACTCTGGAGAAGCAATCTGAGATTTGGCGGGTAGAGGCTAGTCGTTACCAAAAACAGGCTGAGGAAGCTCAGACCAGGCTACAGGAGTTAAGTAAACAGGTAGAGAAATTACAGCAAACTCCGGGGTGGGTTCCATCCTGGCTAAAATTTATTCCTGGTGCAGGTTATGCTACTTATGGTCCATGGAGCCAGAAGGGTCTAATAGCTAAACTAAAGCCACAGGTAGAGGCTGCCACATCCGAGCTTGAGGTAGCCGACTACAAAGCTAGGATATATGCTGAGGCTCCTTACGTTATAGCTGGTGGTTCCATGAGTGTTGAGGAAATAATGGCCAACCTTGCACCACCAGATAACATTTTACCAACCGACTTGGATAATATTAAGGCTGTTCTGGAAGGTATGGTAGAATCTATCACTGGAGTACCACAACTACCAGAAATGGCTGCTGAGGCCAAACCCATCACCCTGCCAGAACTTATAGAGCCTAAAGGTCCTACCGCCGTTCCAGTCAATATCAACCAACTAACCGTTGAGGAGATAATCAAATCCCTATCCACTCCTATAGCACCAGAGCAGATATTAACCGATGAACAATGGAAAGAATTCCTTACCGAATCTGGTGAGGTTACTGACCAAGGTGATGCACTCAGCCTTAAAGAGGAAGCTGACCGTATCTTGCAGTCGTGGCGTGACCGTGATGCTCAGATAGCAGCCTTCAAAGAGGGTGTAGCCGAAATGCCTGAGTATGGTCTGGTAGAGACACTAAAGGATATGGTGGTACAACCTGGTCTAGCTATGATGGACATAGGCACTCAATACTTCCACTATGTTAGTGCTCCTCTAGCCGGTGCCGTCTATAAGTTGATGATACCTGATATTGATGCCGCCTACCAGAACTACCGAAAAACTGAGTCCACTTGGCAAGCATTAGCTCACGCCTGGGAGGACTGGGATGCTCCTGGTGGTGGTGCAGCAGAGTGGCTCCTTAAGTATATGCTGATGGAGGCACTGACAGACCCGTTGAGTTACGTAGGTTTCGGCATAGTAGGCCGTATTGCTAGACCATTGGGTAGAGTTGGAAGGTTCATAGCGTCAGCAGAGCGTGGTCTTATAGAGGTAATGGACCTACCGTTTGATGCCATTAAAGGTATAACTAGGGCCTTACCGAAAACACCTGCTCAACGGGCACTATTTGCCCAAAACCGTGCTGGACAGCTCCTGCGGCAGGCTGTAGAAATAGATGCCAACAGGACGTTCCGCAAAGTCACCAATGAGAACATGGAGAAGTTCATCGCCAAAGCCATTAAGTATACCAAAGCTCACCCGCAGTCTGAGGAGCTACTAGCCGAGGCCGGTAAAGAATTGCTGATGCACAAACCTATAACATTGGAGCAGGTTAAGTCCTGGTCCAAGGTACTAAAGTCCACACTAACGGATGAGCAGTTCACTAGGGAAACGGTAGAAGCCGCCAACAATGTACTTGAGGATGCCTTTTGGAGCAGGGTGAAATTGACCACCAGTGAGGCTGGAACCCGACTGATAGCCATATTAGGTGGTGAGAACTCCGATGATGTCCTTAAAGCAGCCAGTGGCCTTATCAAGGCTCATCGTAACCGCATCATCAGGGAGGCTGAATCCTTTGCCAAATTCCGCTCACCTTATGAGGCTATGCGTAACCTTATGAAGCGTAACTTCAATGTCCATATAGCTACCGAGGCTAGTGAAGCTGCCTTGAGTAGGATGGCTGCTGGTCGTTTCACCCTATTGAAGCATAATGTAGGTACCAGAATCCAAACCGTCTGGAACAATTATGTGGATAAAATGGTGATAAGACCATTTGCCGAAGCCTATTTAACATTTGGTATGTACGGCCCCATGAACGTAATAGAGGATCTTTTCCGTTCCTCGCTGGGTGGTGTGCGTCCTGGCCGTACTGCCCTAGCCGAGTTTGAGAGTACCTGGCACGGAATTAGGTACGACCCAGACCTGGCTCGGGATGCCATATCCGAAACTTTAGGCTACCTGAGAGCTAGGCCAGAGGGTGAGGTCAACAACTGGATACTACAGTTCTTTGGCTTAGCTAAAGGATTCGGTGATAAAACCTTCAACATATTGGTTAGGAAACCTGGCCAAGTAGGAGCCTCCGTTAGACGTCACTTTATTGATGGTAGAGCCAAGCAGATATTGAAGGAGAATGGTGGTGATACCTTAAAGCGTTTGATGGAGTCTGGCCCTCAAGATGTGGAGCGAACCTTAACCAGATTAGGTGTTAACAAGTCCATAGCTAAGAGGTTTGCTAGAGCCTTAGAGGATGCCAAACTTGGCGCCAATCCTGATTATATTAGGAGCCTGGCTGAGGACTTCACTCGCAAGAAAATTATTAGGGGTGAGATAGACACCATCTTGAAGGAGCATCCTGACCTACCTATGGAAGCCAGGCAGCACATAATGAGGCAGTACGACGATAACTTGCTGAATACTCCTGAGGACTTCCAACGATCCATTAAAGAGGCCGACAACGTAATGATGGACAAATTCCTCCGCAGTCCTGAGGTAGCTGCTGACCAGATAGAAATGCTGGTTAAAGAGCTAACCGAATTGGAGGTCCAGAATCCACAAGAAATGGCCCAAATGATGCAAGCCCTGTACAAGACACAGGAGGTTTATGGAGCCTTACCACATCAGGTACTAGGTAGAGCCACTGAGCGTAGTGCTGGTCTACCATTTGCCGAGCGTAATGCCATGATTAACCAATCACTGGATGATATAGCCAGGTTTCGTGAGCGTGCTGGAGCCTCCATAGAACGCCTGATAGACAAGCTGCGGGTAGAGGCCGCCAAGACTGGAGGTGATTACTCCACCAATGCTGGTAGGTTACTTGACCTAATG